AAGCTACATTAAATTGCGAATTGAAGGTTCCATCATCACTTAAAAAAGAATCACTTGTAACGCTTATGCTTGTCGGGGCAACTGCTACTGATCCGTTATAAAGCTCAACTTCTCCTGCGCCTAAAAACACTTCTTCATCAGACGCTTGCCAATCCCAGATAGATGCCGCTGTTTCTATGGCATCAACATTAACGACAATCTGACCATTAGAGGTAAAGTCCATTGCATAACCGACAACCTCAAACACTTTTCCGTTGTATCCAAGCCGCGTATTGGTGACGCTAATATTGTCCCCTATTTTGAATCTAAGCGCACTTAGGTTACAGGGTATGGTTATGGCTTCTTGTTGCCTAGAACGGAACAGAGCGAGCTTTGCAAGCCTCTGAGCGCGTATATTGTTCGAGGTATACGGTAGCGCCATATCAAGATAAATAGGGTCGCCATCTTGCACAGCATAAGACGATGAAATTTGTGCAGGGTAATCAGCTAGGATGTAGTTATCTTCCTCTGAAAGAAATACTCCTTTCACGCCATTAAACGCATTACGTCTTGACTGCTTAGTCTGTACGGTAATCTCACCAATGACTTGTGACTCATCAACGGTAATTGATGGGGCTATGTACTCTCCCGCGTGGACTTCAAACTTGCCGCCAGAGTAGACTAACCGACCCGCCATGGAGCCGATCATTGTTTCGATGTTTGCCTTGATAGAGTTAGCTGTATCTACTACACCGTCGATAGTGTATCGGGGCTGAGTCCCACCCGCTGACAAGGTAATTGCTTCATCACAAACGCCCTTTGCTGTGGTTACAGAAGAAGTAAGGATGTTGGCAACGGTTTCAGATAACCCATATTTAGTGTCACGCAGATAATCGTAAATACAAAGAGCAGGGTTTTGTGACCATGCAGTTGAATTGTCGCTTGGGTCTAATACTTTCTTTCCGCGAATAATGGTTGATATGTTAGGCAGTCCGCTAGAAAACTTTTCAGGGTCATGCTCTAATTTTAACACCATGTAGGCTGTATCAAGTAGCTTGTGGTCAGCCGTCCACTTGGAGTTTGATGCGCTGACTAATGCAGAATCTGCCGCTGTTTGATCGCCTTTATAAAAGGATATATTAACAACATTACCCCAGTTGTTGAGGTAATTAGTGCCGTCCCATATTTTGTCATCGTTAAACCAGACGCTTTCATAAGCATCAATTTCATGCCCTGCAACGGCTATCACCAACCATAGATATTTGTTATCCGAACCAGTAGATTCAAGGTAAACAATGTTTCCGCCAATTCGGGCGCGACCATAGACAATCTTTCTGCTGTGCGCGGCTTCTCTTGTGGTGACGGATTGACCGCCCATTTGAGTGCCAATATCGGGCTTTGGCATTAATGCGCGAGAGACTAGCGATAAACCTGCACCTATGGCAAATGCAGTAAAAGCAGAAGCCCAGACAAATCCCGCTACTCCTACCGTAACGGCATAGCTTCCTGCGGCCGCTAATCCTGCAACTAATGTTATTGCCATTTTTTAACCCTTAAAACATTTGGAGTAAATTCGTTCAATCAAGGTAAAACCCATGCCAAGCAAAAGGTTGTCAAACGGAATGTGTACTTTGGTATTTACATTTAATAAAGAAATACCATTTTCCGCGCAATGTTCTTGAGCATAGTTTAACAGCTTATATCCTGTTGCGCCCGCCCTGTGATCTGGCAACACAAAGGTCACATCGTTGTTTGCAAAAATATGATCTTTGTAATGCATAGACCGACTAACTACTAGAACGCAATAGCCAACTAATTCCCCTGCATCTCTTGCAGTAAAAACGCGCAGTATTCCTGCCGCGTCTAGCTTGGCGTATTGCTCCCAATCAGGGTTTAGTTTTATAGTGCCTTGATTTAAAGCAACTAATTCCCAATGCTTCCTAATTAATGGTTTTATGTCTTCTTTGACTGATGCCAAGCATTCGTGTGCAATCTTCATAGATTCCCCTACCTATAATAATTTGGATTAGCCCCGCCTCCGTGACCGCCACCGCCACCGCCACCGCCTTGAGATGAACCTGTTGGCCTACCCCAGATTATTTCCTTCTGAACAATAGCAGTGACGTATTCAAAGCCCTTGTCTGTTGGGTGATCTATTTTTTGGTCTTCTGCGGTGTAGCGTCGAACCTTTGTACGTTCAAACGAAACTAATTTATTTTCAACTGATATGCCTATGCTTGAGTAAGCGCCAGACTCAGAGATGGTCATGGTATCCATGAAGCCAGAGAATACGATTACAGGGTCAGCGATAAGATCGCCAGACGCATCAAACGCACCAAGAGAAACTGATAACGGCCTTCCTTGATATTCGTGATCTTTAGCAACGGCAATTAAAGAGGTTTTAACGCCTGTTAAACTAACATTGATACCAGTGGCCGAAATGTCTGAGGTTTCTGTTATTTGGCTTATTGAGAGAAGGTCGCCTGTCCCTGTGTAGGTGTTGCCGCCATACGCTAAATCGCCAATACCATTCCAAATATTAAGAACATTAGGAGACTCACCTGAGTCAAAAACCATGCGAACAAAATACGCGGGGCGAACAACATCAGCGGTAGTTACTGCTGTCATCCCACTGGTTAGGGTTCTACTCACAATGCCTCCTCACAAGCGAACGAGAAACCGTAAATACTAGCCTCGTTAATAGACCAACCGACATCGTTAGCAGACATGCGCCAAAGGCTTTTGGGCAGGGTAAAGTCACACACCTGACCGCTTGCAATAGTCTCTCTTAATGGTGGCTGAAAGTTTAAAGTACCCGCGCCACTCGACTTGTCAGATGTAACCAAATACAGATAAGAGCCTAACTGAAAGTAAGTTCCTGCGCTAACTGCTGAACCCGACGATGTAGTGGTCAAGGTTTCAGATCGTATTGTTGCTTGTGCTGATAGAGTCGCTGACGCTGTGCTTGTGTGCAATGGGTTGCCGAAAGTAAACGTCCCCTCGCGGCCTATTAAGCCAACAATAAAACCTTCGACAGATCGTGCCTCTGCGTGAGTTAAAGGCGGCAGACTGATCTCTGCTTCCCATCTAGCGCCTTGGTGAGTATATACCTGAGTATCTAAAGTAAAAGGTGACTCAGCAACAGCGACAACTCGACGCAATCGCATAGACATATTCTGAATGCCAACATTAGGAAAAGCTAAAGGCATTATGCGCCCCCCATTGCTTTAGAGAAGTTGCCACCGCGTAACCTAGCATCTGCCACAGCACCTTTAGCGGCCTGTGCGATCTGAGGCATTAGCTGAACAATCTCAGCCCTTACGGTGGATTGTATGCCTGTTGTGACATTGATTGTTTGGTTGACCACTACACCACCACCACTACTTCCTAGTTTGTTGTTAGGAACAATAGAGCCGCTTTGGTTAGGAACAAACATTTCTTGCCCGCGTTCTCCAACCATGTAAGGTTTGCCCGCCTGAACAGACCCGCCAATAGCCCTACCTCCAATCGCGGCATTAGCGGCATCTAAATTGCCCTGCATATTAGAAGAGCCTGTAGTCAGTGACCCGCCAGAAGGGAAAGCTGATGTAATTGCGCCAAATATTGCTTGAGTAATATAATACTGAACTAGCATTTCAATTAAGCTATCAACGACAGATTTTGCCATTGCTTTCATTGCATCGGAAAACTTTTCTGCGCCTGTTATTGCGTCCGTAAAGCCTTTTGTAATTGCACCAGACATTGAATTGGCAACTTTTTTCATTCCTTCGTCGAGTGACGGAAATTGCTCTTCCACACCTGTAAACGCTGTTTTTAGTCTATCCAACAATGTAATTTGATCTTCTAGCGGCTGTTTACCTTTTTCCATCTCTCCAAAAGCAAACGCTTGACCATTAGCAAAAGCAATAATCCCTTTTCCTGCATCTTCTATTCTTTTGACTAAACCTTTTCCTAAAAAGTCTTTTTGTATTGCCACGGACTCTCTAAAACTGTGTATAAGTGTTGTTACACCTTCCACGACTCTATTTATGAAATTAATGAATGATTCTAAACCTTCCGCAATCGCCAAAACAAATTCGCCAAAACCACCGATCAAGTTTTTTATTGTTGTATTAGCAAACTTTTCCATTGAGCCATCTGCGGCTTCGATTGCTTTTAATATTTTATCTTTTAAGATGTCAGCAACCATTTCAAGCGCGGGCGCAAGCGCACCAGTGAGCTGATCTCTAACTCCTTTAAACAAAGAAAACAATTTAGATATTGCATCTTTTGCTTTAACAATACCCCCCACTGCTCTACCGCTTAAAACAAGGCCAAGCATTTCAGCTTCTTTAAACATTTCTTTTAAGCCGTCACGCCCAAGAGCCAACGTGTTGACCAAAGAGACACCTTCGGAGTCAAACAGCTTCATAGCTAAACGAACTTTATCTGCGGAGGTTTTTACCTTTCCAAAAGCGTCTGCTAAAGATAGCATTTGTTCATCGAGTTGTTTTTTCTTTAATTCATCTGCATTGATTCCTAATTCTTTTAAAGCACCCTTTGCTTCACCTGTACCTTTTGCCGCTTCCGCTAATCGCCTAGTAAATCTTTGAGAAGCCATGTTTAAAGTTTCGACAGAAACCCCTGTCAGACCTGCCGCATAATGCAGTTTAGTTAGAGATTGAGTTGTCGTACCAATTTTATTTGCTGTTTTTTCTAGGCTATCAACGGAATCTAGAGATTTCTTTATAAGAAGCCCCATTCCTGTTACGCCCGCAACACCGATCAAAGCGGTCTTCATAGAAAAGATTGCGCTTGTAACTCGTTTCAATCCAGAAGTGACAGAGCCAAAACCTTTCTTAGTTTTGTCAAACGCCCTGATTGTAATGTTTACATTTTCAGCCATTGTTTTCACTCATTATCTGGAAATAAGCCAACCATTCGTTAAAGTGATTGACAGGCATTTGCTCTGCTTCTGCAATGGTAAGGTGGAGGCGGTCAGCCAAGGAAAGCAGATTCATCCTTGACTGATCGCTTTTTAGTTTCCCTCTAGTGCCTCAACAGATTCAATCTCTGCAAACATCTGATTGGCAATATCGGATATTACGTTAGTCTCTTCGCCCATCAAGTCAATGCGGTCAGCAGACGCAAACAGTTTGTCACCGCTTTCATCTGTT